TACAATGGAATTTGCACAGTTCGCTGTATCTTTTCCTAAAAATTGGGATGAAGGTGTTGTAACGTTTCAAGTTTTTTTCTCACCATCAGCAACAGATACGGGAACATGTAGCTGTAATCTAGCAGGAGTTTCTATTGCTAATGATGTTGATATTGATGCGTCATTTGGAACAGCAGTGGCTAGTACTCCATTGGCTGGAAGTGGAACTCAAGACGATCTAATGGTTAGTGCAGAAAGTGCTAATGTTACTATTACAAATGCTGCAGCAGATACTACTACTTTCTTTCAATTAATAAGAGATGTGGGTACAGATACTAATACAGGAGATATGAGAGTATTAGGAATTAAAATATTTTATACTACTGACGCTGCTAACGACGCATAAGGTATTTAGATATGAGAGATTTAAAAAATAAACTTATCACATCAGGTAAGGGTTTAACAAATATACAATCAAGAAGAACTAAATCGTTTGGTTATCAAGTCTTAGGATTTGGAGCTGGTGGAGGGGCTCAGTTTATAGTAGCAACAGGTGGATCCCCAGCGTGTGGAGCTACTTCTGGAGATTACAAAATTCATACCTTTACCGGCCCAGGAACTTTTACAGTTTCGGATGCAGGTAATTCTGCAGGTTCAGATTCAATAGATTATATGGTAGTTGCTGGCGGTGGCGGCGGTGGTGGAAGTAGTTGCTGGCCGGGTAATTACTCCGCGGGTGGCGGAGGTGGAGCTGGAGGATGGAGAGCATCTTCTGGAACTGCTTCAGGATGTTATACTGCGGGTCCTGCACCTTTAACTAGTCCTGTATCAGCTATACCAGTTTCAGTTCAAGGTTATCCAATTTCAGTTGGTGGTGGCGGCGCTGGAGGTCCCCCAACTGGTGATGGTTCAGATGGAACTAATACAGTCGCTTTGTGTGTAACTTCAACTGGTGGTGGATTTGGTGCAAGAAGAGGTGGTCCAGGTGATGGAGGACCTGGTGGTTCAGGTGGAGGTGGTGGTGCTGACGCTGGAACAACTGGTGGTTCAGGAAATACACCTCCCGTAAGTCCTCCTCAAGGAAATGATGCAGGTGGTGGAGAAGGTGCGCCAGGTGGTCATGGTGCTGGCGGAGGCGGCGGTGCAACTGCTTGCGGAACGAATCCAAGTGGTCCACGAGCCGGTATGGGAGGCGCAGGTGCAACAACATGTATTACAGCGAGTCCAGTTGCTTATGCTGGCGGTGGAGGTGGTGGTACTTATGCTAATCCTTGTGGTGCTGGAAGTGGCGGAGCAGGTGGTGGTGGACCTGGAGGCTGCCAACCTGGGAATGGAGTAGCAGGAACAGCTAATACTGGTGGTGGCGGTGGTGGAGCTTCTACTGCATGCGGAGATTCTACAAAAAGAAGTGGTGGAGCTGGTGGTTCTGGTATAGTAATTATAAGGTACAAATTTCAATAAAATGGCACATTTTGCAAAAATAGAAGCTGAAGGTAATAAAGTTCTTACAGTTTTGGCTGTAGACAATAAAGATTTATTAAACGCTAAAGGTGTTGAAGATGAAACAGTAGGGCAAGCATATTTAGAACAACACAATAACTGGCCTGCACATTTATGGATTCAAACATCTTACAATACAACTGGTGGAAAACATAACTCTGGAGATGATTCTAAAGCATTTAGAGGAAACTATGCAGGTATAGGTTATACTTGGGATGAAGATAACAATATATTCTATCCTCAAAAACCTTTTGCATCGTGGATATTAAATACCACAACAGCTACTTGGCATTCACCAATTGGTGATGCTCCAGATGATCTAACTGATGAAGAAAAAGTAGCTCTTACTAGTTATGTATGGAATGAAGGCACTGGTGCCTGGGATAAAGAAACTCCCGAAGCATAAAGGGATGCACAAGAAAGTATTATCAGAACAGTCCATATATTATGGTGATGTTTCAATGCCGAAACATTGGGAGATAGATCAAAATGATTTAGCTCATCACATTTTACATTCTAACTTAACCAATGGAAAAGTTAAATTTTCAAGAACTTGGGATAAGTTAAATGCTTATGTTAGAGAACACATAAATTTAAAATTTAAAATAAATTTAATTAATAAAAAAACATGGGGTGATATTTATAAACCCTTACAAGTAAGCCTTCCTCTATTAAATATAGATCCAGTAGATTTACGAAACTCGCCTGATTACACTTTACTTTATGGAGTAAAAGTTGATGGTTGTATGGTTAGAATACACTATGACGATAACAGACGTAAAGGAAGAAGCTGGGATATACCACTTTTAAATAATAGATTTATTATGTTTCCATCAACTAATATGTATTATATAACTAATAATCAAAAGGATAGTTTAAATTTTGTACAAACAATAACTTATGAAGTTATCTAAAAGCTTGACATTAATATACTATAATATATAAAGAAGTTATAAAAAGATGACTATAATAAATAAAGACATACTTGGTCCAAATGTAATTTACAAAAAAGTAAAATTAAAAGGAATCAGAGAAGTAGCTGAAATATATGATAACTGTTTAGATCAACATGTGTTTCAAGACATTCAAAATAAAATCTTTTATCAAAATTTTCCATGGTATTTGGAAGCAGATGATCGAAGCTATCAAGGATATCATAAATCTCCATTAAAGAATTACAAAATTACAAATCATACTCAATTCAATCATTTGTTTTATCATGTTAATGATAGAACTTCATGGAGTAATTATACTCCGTGGATTAATCCTGTTTTAAATATTATTAATCCTCGTGCATGGTTCAGGGTAAAAGCAAACTATGTTGCCTCATCCCATAAATCAAATATAATTCGAGGGTGGCATCATGATGCATGCGGAGATATGAAGAATACTCATAACAAAGAATGGCCTGAATGTAAAATAGCGGTATTATATATTAATACTAATAATGGATATACTTTAATGGAAACTGGAGACAAAGTGGAGAGTAAAGCCAATCGATTAGTTATATTTCCTAACAATGTTTTGCATACAGCTGTTTTACAAACAGATATTCCGCATAGAATAATTATAAACATGGTATTTTTTCCTTATAAGGAGTATAAAAAGAAATGATTCTTTCTAATTATTTTTGGTTTTTTAAAAAAGCTGTTCCAGACAGAATATGTGAAAACATTAAAAAATATGGTTTGTCCCAACAACCCGAAGTAGCTATTACAGGGAATGAAAAAGGCAATGTACCAAAAACCGAGGAAGGATTTAAACAACTTCACAAGCAAAGAAATTCAGATGTAGTATGGCTAAATGAGCCGTGGATTTATAGAGAAGTTCATCCTTATGTTCGTACAGCTAATGTAAACGCTGGCTGGAATTTTCAATGGGATTTTTCTGAGTCCGCTCAATTTACAATATATAAAAAAGGTCAACACTATAGTTGGCATGCAGATTCATGGGATAAACCTTATGATAACCCCAATAATCCAAACACACATGGAAAAATAAGAAAAATAACGACTGTTTTAATTTTATCAGATCCTGAAGATTATGAAGGAGGAGCTTTGGAATTTAATTTTGGAAATTTAGATCCAGCTAAAAAACAAAATACATTGATACCTAAAGAAGTAGGAGCAAAAGGAACTATTGTTGTTTTCCCTTCCCATGTATCACATCGAGTACAACCAGTAACGAAAGGAGTGCGTTATTCTATGCCTACATGGCACTTAGGATATCCATTTAGATAAATGAAGAAAAAAGTTAAAAGCAGTTTTCCTAAAAAATTAAATGCCGCAGTATTTCCTGCGCAGTTAGCTAGGGAAGAAATATTTAAATCCCCTGTATGGATTGGAAATGCTCCTGAATTTGTAGAGAAACTTAATAAATCAGCTGACCCCTATGTTGAGAAAATGAAAAAAACTATGAAAAAAGAAATAGATGCGAGAAATAAAAAGTTTGGTAATAAAGGAGACCGTGGTTACATTTATCAGACGACAAGTTTAATTGGAGATCCTAATTTTTCAGAAATACAAAATTACATTATTGGAACTTCACATAATTTATTAACAGAAATGGGGTTTGATTTAAAAGATTACCAAGTATTTATGACAGAAATGTGGGTACAGGATTTTGCTAAAAAAGGAGGTGGAACCCAGTTTACTCATTCCCATTGGAATGGCCATATATCTGGTTTTTACTTTTTAAAATGTAGCGAAGCTACTCCCAGACCCGTGTTTGCAGATCCCAGACCTGGTTGTTTGATGAATTCATTACCGGAAAAAGATAG